AAACAATCCTCAAGATATGCAGCGCACCCATGACCATATATTGAGACAATCGGCATACTGCGAAGTGTTACACATGCTAAATCAATGGTAAGCAATTAAATAAAGAAAGTGGTGTAAATAAAATAAACGATTGGAGGGAAAGAGGATGAAATTATCACTTTGTAGCTTTGAAGGGCATAAAATTTACATGCTAATCACAGACAACAATATTTTTATTGGCTTGCAAGAAGCAAGGCGAACAAAATAAAAAAGGGGGTTTGCACATGGGACAAGCACGAACGATCAACATTAAAAATTCCGAAGGGAGGAAAAAACGTGAGGTCAAGCAAATGTAATCTGGGAATTTCGGCTCCCTCAAAGAAGCGCGCCGGCGACGCTGAAGAACCGGCAAGAAAACAGGGTTCATTTGTCCCCTTTAAGGGCGACATCATTTGCCGGAGAACCGAACACGGGCCAGAAGTCAATATCCCCCATAGATTTGTTAAACACAGTCCCGCAGGCCTGGAATGGGGTTATGGTGGTTCTGGCCCTGCCGATCTGGCATTAAACGCCCTGGCAATGTATATCGGGCGTGAAAAGGCGGAAGAAAACGGACTTTATCAGGAATTTAAGCGGGAATTTATCGCGACCATGCCAGCCGAAGGCGGCGTTATTAAGCGCGAACAGGTATTATCCTGGCTTAAAGAAAAAGGTTGTGATCTCAATGAAACGACTTTGGCAGAAACATAAAAAGAAAGTATTCGGTTCTTTTGCATTCCTTATGTTCTTTCTCATGTACGGGACTTTTGGAGCGGTTGAATGTGACACGCTTCCCCTTTTAGAAGGAACTATCAGGTCAATAATCTTCCTGGCCTTGTGGGTCCTCTTTACATACCTGGCCGGAGGATTCGAAGAATACGCCGAAAGGAGGGACAAGCAGTATGAAGTACAAGCCGAAGACGCTTTCGCCGGTTCAGGTCGCACAGGTCGTCAAGGCCCTCATTCTTCTGGGCGAAGAACATATCACTATTGAAACAGTAGAAAAAGACCGCTACGCAATCACCACAAAGCGCAACGGTCCCAACCCTAAAGAAAAGAATTAAGTTTTTGAAAGCCGCAATAAAACCAACTCCATTGTATCACTGATGCGGTGGAGTGTCAAGGGAGTGTGAGTGTATGAATCTAGATAGGTTTTCACAGGGATTGCCGGACCCGCAGGACGCTGAAGTCATGGCATACTGTGAAGGATGCGGCGGAGAAATATATCCAGGGGAGGATGTATACGTTGTAGATGGCGTGATACTACATGCAGAGTGGGAATGTTTGGTGCAGTATATAGACCCTGAGGTCAAGACAATAGAAGAAGCGCTGGGGGTGGAATCATGACCGCTGCAATACTTGCCAAAACCTTGGATATGCCCCGGGATAAGTGGCTGGAACTTCGCCGGCAAGGGATAGGCGGAAGCGATGCCGCAGCTATCATGGGGCTTAACCCCTGGAAAACACCGATGGATATATGGCTCGAAAAGACCGGAGAATTCATGGATGATGAAGAACCTGAAAATGAAAAGATGTATTGGGGGAACATGCTGGAAGACATCGTTGCCAGGGAGTTCATGACCAGGACCGGGCTTAAGGTCCGGCGCCGGAATGCCGTTTTGGCGCACAAACAGTACCCGTTCATGATCGCCAACGTAGACCGGTTGGTTGTTGGGAAAAACGCTGGTCTTGAGTGCAAAACGGCAGGCTACTACTCGACCGATGACTGGGCTATGGGAGTGCCGGAATATTATATACCGCAAGTCCAGCACTACATGGCAGTTACAGGATATATTGCCTGGTATGTTGCGGTATTAATCGGAGGGCAGGAGTTTAAATACTACCGAATAACCAGAGATGACAACTTTATTCGTGACCTTATCGAAGCTGAAGCTGAATTCTGGGAAATGGTGGAAAAGAGAACGCCGCCGCCGTTGGATGGCACAAATGCCAGTACGGAACTCGTGAAGAGACTATATCCAGAAGCAGAAAATGGCAAAGAAATTGAGTTACCGTTTGAGGCCTTTGAGCTGATCCAACAATATGAGCAAGCCTGTGAACAAGAAAAACAAATCCGGATGGTCAAGGATGAAGCTGCAAACAGGCTCAAGGACATGCTGGGAACAGCGGAAAGGGGCAGCATCCACGGACGGCAGGTAATCTGGCAGAATACAGTTTCAAAGCGGTTGAATACCAAGGCTTTGGAGAAAGCACATCCGGAAATATATGACGAGTTTTTAAAAGAAAGCGTATACAGAAGATTTTTAATTAAATAAGGAGGTATAGAAATGTCAAACGTACCAGTACCAGCAAATATAGCGATTATTGACACGGTAGAGATACAGCAAGTACAGGCTACAATGAATAAGATCACCCAATTCCAGCAGGTGATCCAAAAAACACTGCATCAAGGGCATGACTTTGGAATTATTCCCGGAACGGATAAACCGACATTGCTCAAGCCAGGAGCAGAGAAAATTCTCATGATGATGGGCCTTCAGTCGGAATTTGAGATTGTGGACTCCACCAGGGACTTTGAAAAAGGATTCTTCCAGTATCAAGTCAGGTGCAAGCTTTTCCGGGGTGACATGCTTATAACCGAGGGCCTTGGTTCCTGCAACACCAGGGAACGGAAATACCTGAAGATGGATCCTTACACTATGGATAATACAGTGCTAAAGATGGCTAAGAAAAGAGCTTTAGTTGACGCAGCACTACTCGTGGCGTCTCTCTCAGACGTATTTACTCAGGACCTTGAAGATATGGACATCAGTGGTCGTCCCATTGATAAGCAGAAAGTATACACCGACCAGGACGGCACGATAAGCAAGGCACAGGCAAAACGGATGTTTGCATTGGCAAAGGGCAATTCGGATATAGTAAAGCAAGTTATCAATGAATATGGTTATGATAAATCCGACCAGGTTAAGAAGATAGAATACGATGAAATCTGCGGCAAGATAGAGCAATTAGCTAAAGAACAAGAGATTGCATAAAAAATAAAAATAGGCGGTGGCGGAATAGGTAGACGCTAGTAGTCCGAAGTCGCAAGAGCCTACGGGTGCGTAAAGCGGAGGATGAAAAGGTGAGACCGTGAACAACGGGAGCCCAAGAGGGAATAAAAGTAGCCATGCAGGGTGCAAATCCCTGCCCGCCTTAACATGAACCCACTGTGCCCCGGACCGTTTGACCTTTGGGTTACCGGTTGGCAGGGAGGCCCGGGGCGTTATGTATAGATGATGAGAATATATGTGATTTTTAAAACAGCCTGGTCCAGCGGCTTGCGCCAGCCGGGGCCGCTGGGGAGGCTGGGATAGGAGAGGCGGAGAGGAAATGCTTGAATTAAACAAATTTTACAACATGGACTGTATGGAAGGTATGAAGCAATTCCCGGATAAATACTTTGAGTTAGCCATAGTTGACCCACCGTATGGGTTAGAGCGACACAAGCGTGGCAGCTTGAGGATTGACAATTCCAAGAAAGCAGAAAACGGCTTGCTGTGGGATGAAAAACCGTCAAAAGAATATTTCGATGAACTGTTTCGTGTAAGCCAAAAACAAATTATATGGGGGGCAAACAATTTTACACTGCCCGAAACTGAATATTTTATCGTATGGGACAAGCAACAGACGGTGGATAACTTCGCATCAGCTGAATATGCGTGGACTAATTGCAAGATACCAGCAAAAGTATTCAGATATTCTATTCACAAAGTTATGTCGGATAGAAAGGAAGAGTGCGGAAAAATCCACCCCACACAAAAACCAGTTGCCCTATATGAATGGTTGCTCCGAAACTACGCCAAACCCGGCGATAAAATCCTCGATACCCATGTCGGGAGCGCGTCAAGCCTTATCGCTTGCCACAATTTAGGATTTGACTACATAGGATTTGAGATTGACGAGGACTACTGGAAAGCGGCAACAGAACGCCTTGAGGCTGTTAAAGCACAAATGACATTATATTAAGGAGGTCAACCATGAGATGCTTGAATTAAACAAAATCTATAACACGGACTGCCTGAAAGGCTTAAAGCAGTTACCTGACAATTCGATAAATTGCTGTGTGACTTCACCACCATATTGGGGATTGCGTGATTATGGTGTTGAAGGTCAACTCGGACTTGAATCCACGCCCGAAGAATACGTTTCGAAAATGGTTGAGATATTTAGAGAAGTTAAAAGGGTGTTGCGTGATGATGGTACACTTTGGCTGAACTTAGGCGATTGTTATTGTGGAACAGGCAATAAGGGCGAGTACAAAGACCCTAAATATTTAGATGGCAGAAACGGGCAGAAGGTAGCACTAAATAATAAGATCAAGGGTTTGAAGTCAAAGGATTTAGTTGGTATCCCGTGGATGGTAGCATTTGCTCTTCGTGCTGATGGTTGGTATCTGAGACAAGACATTATATGGCACAAACCAAATCCTATGCCGGAAAGTGTTAAAGACAGATGCACAAAGTCACACGAATACATATTCTTGTTAACGAAGTCAGCACAATACTATTACGACAACGAAGCGATAAGAGAGCCGTATCAAAGTAAGAAAGAAAAACCAAGAAATAAAGCGGCGGAAGGATATAACAATTCTTATGTTGGCGGCAGGTGGTCGGAGGGAGTAAGAGATTATTATTCTGCAGGCAAACGAAATAAACGTTCAGTATGGACGGTTACTACAAAGCCATTCAAGGAAGCACACTTTGCAACATTCCCGCCAGACTTAATAAAACCTTGCATATTAGCCGGTTGTCCGGCGGGGGGAGTAGTATTAGACCCATTCATGGGCAGCGGCACGACAGGTATGGTGGCAGCTATGTATCAACGTAATTTTATAGGATTTGAATTGAACCCGGAATATTGCAAGATGGCGGAAAAGAGGATTGAACCATATTTGATGCAACAAACGATATTTGAACTACTCAAAGGAGGTCAACCATGAACCGTTTTAAATGCCCCGCTTGCGGGGGAAATCAATACACAGCATGTTCTACGTCTGAGAAGTGCATCTACTGCGGGCATAAGGAACTAATGAAGATGAAGACGCTAGAGCCGGAAGAAAGCGAGGGTGAGGAGGGATGAGTATGGAAGAAAGATACACTATTGATGACTTCAAGGAAACAAAATGCTGTTTGACGTGTCGAAATTGGAATGTTGACAATACACTACAAGGCCGTTATATGTATAACACATGCCGTTATATGTACGAAAATTTCAAATGCATTGCAATGTTTCCAGCTACTTGGCAATGCAAATATTACAATGGCCCATATACAACGGATTGCCCGTTTGGAGAACAGGAGTATAAGGAGATTGAACACGATGGGTAAAGCGATATTGGAGCTAGAGATGCCGGAGAGTTGCTGGCAATGTCCATGTATACAAGATAGGACAGAAACCTATAGATGGTGTGGTGCAATCGGTGGAGATTGTCCTAACCCGCCTTACGAAAAAAGAAGAGATGACTGCCCGCTGAAGCTGGTGGAGAGTGAGGGGTTGGAATGTTGACGAAAAGGCAGTTGGAAGATGCGGCGAAATGTCCGCAAAACGGGCTTTGCACGAAATGTGAAATGGATTGTGTGCGAACGCTGTATAATGGTTACTTTGATGGTTGTATTTCGGAAGCCGCCCAAACCGCCCTTGCATACAGGGAGATGTTGGAACGAGCAAGAAAAACGCTGCA